ACCAGTCACAGCTGTTTTTAATTTAGAACCGGGATTTTTTCTTCTATAGGCAGCGACACCGGCTCGTGTCATACCTGCTCCAGACTTTGTAGATCTAAAGTTCTTTTTATTTCTAGCAGGCATATTATCTTGTTTCCTCATACTATGCCTCCCATACTCATTTTTTTACGTTTTGCAAATGTTGCAACGTTAGTTGGTTTACCACCAGGATTACCGGCAGCTCTCTTTCGTTTGACAGCACTCGCCTTTTGCGACTTTGTCATTCGTGTGGCTTTTGCAAGTGGTACGCATTTCGGATATTTTCTCTTGCTCCCTTTTTGACGTCCACAAGGTTGATACTTGCCGTCCTTCTTCGGAGCCCCGATGTCTACCCATTTCTCGTCCAACCATTTTTTTAAACCACTCATTAAACAACTTTGGTTACTTTTCTTCTGTCCTTCATAATACCACCACAACCTTTAGCAATACCACCTTGTGCATAACTTGATACTGCTTTTCTAGCTTGTGATATTTTATTTACAGAACCACCGTCAGCTTTTTTAGTTCTACCCACTTTACCTTTGCAATATTTGGATGCCCAAATGTTTGCATAAGCTGAAGGGTATACCTTGAACTTTTTCTTTGCTGCAGCTTTACCTGCTGGACAGAGTTTAGCCATTACTTAACGCTTCCGCCTTTTTTCATAAATCCCATTTTGTTTCTGATTTTTCTAGGAAGTTTTTTTAAACCTTTTCCTTTTTTACCAGCTGGGACTTTTTTTAAGTTTTTTTTCATTACTTATTTATCTTTCCAGATTTTTTAGCTTTAGAACCAAACTTACCATAAGAATCATCTCTTGAAGCTTTTAATTGCTTTTTAGTTCTTTTCTTGATTCTCATTGCAATAGATTCATCTTTTCTATCTTTGTAACCCTGTTTTTTCTTTTTAACAGAACCACCTTTTTTGTACATAGCTCCACCCTTCATACCCATATCATCTTTGTAATATCCTGAAGCCATATCTTTTCTAGCAGTAGACATTCCACCGCCTCTTTTTGCAACTCTACCACCCGTTTTCATAGGGTTAGCAACTTGCGTGTTGTATCTTCTATTTGGCATTATTTTTTTCCTCCGTGTGATTTAAATATTTGCGTTCCCTTTATACCATAAATACTCGCGACTACAAGGATCCACAGATTTGTGAACCAACTTGGGAGCGACTGGAAATGCTCAAAGAAAACTTTTATCTTGTCCATAGCTTGCACGTCATCTGAAAAGACTCCATATGCGAGCACCACGATGGGCAACGTAAGTATAATCAAAACCGCCTCGTCCTTGTAGTCTGTTTGTCTAGCTTCTAGTAATTTGCCTTGGTAAGCTTCCTCACCACGAGCTTGACGTTCTGCGTGCAGTAATTGCGCGTCAGACATTGCGACTTTTGCCTTTTGCTTGTTAGCATAAATTTTACTACCAGCAGAAACGGCTAATTTAATTGCCGATAACCACATAACCTAGTACCATTTAGCCTTAACAGGTTTTTTATCCGCTCTCATAGCTTTTGTTCCTCTAACAGTTACTGTTTGAGTTTCAAAAGGGTCTGTAGCTTGGATTGTAACGCCACCTGTTTTGTATCCATCTTTACCAACGCCTAATTCTGGAACAGCTTTAGGGTCTTTTGCTTTTTTGATCATAGTTTTCTCCTTAATGTAATTTATATCTAGTTTTTCTTAAAATTTCTACCGAAATCGTGACGTTTACTAGCATCAGCCATCTGTTGTTTAGCTAATGACACGCCTGCTCTTAAATTTGCTAGTTCTTCGTTCTGTTCTAGCTTTTCATCGTGCTGTTGGTCGTTCATCATCGCTTTCATCTTATCAAGATTGATTCTTTCTTGACCTTCTTCTTCTTTTCTTGCGTTTTCCATCGCTTTTAAGTCAACTTCTCTTGATTTAATCTTTAATAACGGGTCTCCAGCGAACTCACCAGTGATTTTTTCTTCTTCTTTAGCGTAATCTTCTTGCATTTCAGCTATTAACTGCGCTTTTCTAGCTTCAATAGCGTTTGTTATCTGTTGAACTCGTTGTTGTTGCTGCATCATCTGTGGATTTTGCATCATACCTTGTGCCATCGCAGGATTTTGTGCTCCCATTTGTTGCATTTGTTGTTGAATCATTTGTAATTCTTGTAATTCTTCTACAAATTCTATTTGAACTTGTTCTTGTGCCATTAAACTTATGTGTTCAAGTATATTTTTTTGCATTGCAGCCATAACTATAGGATTATTTTGTACCATATTTAATCTCATAAAGTTTAAGTGTGCATCAATGTGAGCTTTGTGGTCTTGACCAGGGAAAGCTTGAAATGGTTTTTGTGACATTGCTAAAATATGTTCTAATGCAGGGTCCATCGGCATTGGTTGTGCCGGTGGAGGTAAGATTGCATTAACATTTTTCACACCCAGCGCATCGTACATAGATCTGTACGCTTGGTACATATTATGCATTTGAGGATTTGATTGCGCTAGTTGTAATTGACTTTGTGCAATAGATATTCTTTGCGTCTGTGAGAAGATGTTTGGATCTGCTACAGGTAATATATCTATTCTATCATCAAAGTCTTGTACTTTAATTTCTCGTCTTGCACCAGGAACATCGTAAGGATAAACCGGTGGTAAGTATGTTTTAAATACTTCTGCTAATAATTTAAATTCTTCTTTTAGACCTACGTATAATCTTTTGTGAATCGCAGACATTACACGTGAACCACGTTCTAATAATGCAACTGTAGTTCCAACTGCAGCTTGTTGATTCATATCACCAACTTGCATATCAGATATTGCTGCAAATCTTTGACCTGCAGAAACTACAACACCCATTAATTGTAATAATGTTGCATCAGGTCCTTTGAAAGGTAAAGTCATAAACTGATCTTTAATGTTTCCACCAGGTGCATCTACATCTCTAAACTCACCAGGTTGTAATGGTTGTGCATCATCTCTAACTCTTATACCTCTGGATTTAAAACCAGCTGGTAAGTTTGCTAAAGTTCCTGCATCTAGTAATTGTCTTAAAGCTGCTGTTGCAGTTCTAGTTAAACCACCAATCATATGAATTAAACCAAAACCATAAAAACCTGTACCTGGTAAAAATTTAAATTGTACAAAATAATTTATTTTATTTTTTCTAGGGTCTTCTGCTTTGTAGTTTCTTCTTATCGATAAAACTTTATTATTTGCTTGGGCAACAGTTACAACATATGGAAGTTTAATACCTGTTGGCTCACCATCTTCACCTACGTCTTCATAACCTTCTAAATCTAAATTAGTATGTATTTCATAAAGTGTGTATTGATCTTCTTGGCCATCTTTTTGAATTCCTTCAAGCTCTAATTTTTTATCTTCTAATTGATTTTCTGTAACAGGTGGTTCACCTAATTCTATGTCTCTATAAAAACCATTGACTTGTTGTTTTCTTAATTCGTTTTCTGAAATTTTAATTACGTGAATAATTGCTTCTGCATCTTCTAAAGAGTTTGCAGAGTAAGGCACAATTAAATCATCGGCTGGTACAAATTTTGATACCGCCCTACCTAAAAGATCATCATAGTAGATTTTCTTAAAGGTAGATCCGGAAAGAGGGAGGTAAAAAAGCATTTGATCAAACTCTGGCTCATATTCTTTCATCTGATCCATAATCTGATAGTTCATAAAATCTTTTACCCGTTTTGCTTGTTCTTCTTTTGGAATATTTACATCACCCAAAATTTGAGTTCGTACTGGTCCATCAGAAGGAAGCAATTCTTTGTAAGCTTGCGCTTGAAACTGTGTAACTGATTCAGCAAGTACAGGGTGATTAACACCTGATGCACCTCTGAAAGGTTCTGTTCTTCTTTCGTATTTAAAACCTAAAAGTTCTAAACCATTTCTATAAGTATCTTCCCAATCACTACGAGATTCTTTATACTCGTTGTATTGTTCGATCATTTTATTACCTAGTGGATCTAAAACGTTATCTTCTAAAGTTTCTGCAAGGTTTGCAAAATGATCTTGAGAAGGATCTATATTTACATTGGTTGGATCAAAAGAAACTTCTGCTCCACCCATCTCGTCCATCTCTACTTCAACAGGTCCTGTTGGAGTATCAATAACTTCTGCTGCTTTTTTGTTTTCAATCTCAACAATCTCTTGTCTACATTTGGTAATGGTTTATCTATAGTGGCCATTTGGCTATTCTACCTTCTTTTAAATAATGATTCAACACCTGACTCGCTGATATCAGGTATTTTGATTACTGTCAAACTTACATCTCCATCAATAGAACCACCGTCAGCTTGTTTGGTTCTATTCATATCCTTAATTATCCTTAAAACTTCATCTGGTCCTTTTCCTTTTCTCATCATTGCAAAAGCTTCATCTAGTGTTGCTAATACTTCTGCTTTTCTTTGAGGATTATCGTCTATCAAAATACTATCTAATAAATCGTCTGTTATTCCTGGATATCTAGCTCTTAACTCTAATCTTTCTACCATTTGAGGTGCCATTTCTCTAACTCTTTTTAATTCTTCTAACTCTTCTATTTCATCACGAGTTATTAGTTTTGATTCTCCTGAAAGTTCTGCTTCTTCAAGTTTTTTTTCTAAAAATTTTTCTCTGCCTTTTTCTCCCGACTTTGGATCTAATCTACCAGCTTTGTATTGTTGATACATATATTTTGTTTCATCTTCTGATTCTTTTAATAGTCTTCTTGCATCAGCAAGTGTACCATCCCAGTTATAATAGTCTTCTGAAGGGTCTAAACCAAATTCGTCTGCAAACTCTCTGATTTCTTCATCCGTCATTTGTTTGTTTGGATTTGGATTTCTTGCTTCAAAGTCATCAAATACTTTTGATTTGCTTTCTACTTTGTCAGCAGTTGTAATTGCATCATCACCATACTTGCCCATAATAGCACGCAGTGCTGCTTGTAAACCTTTTGGTATACCACCTCTAAACATTCCAACTCTACCACCTGCTGCAAAACCTTTTTTACCTTTTAAAAACTTTTCAAGGTTTGTAATACCGCCTGTAATTTGTTCATCCACATCTTTGTAAACTTCTCCA